TCAATAATAATTAGTAAATAATAAATGGAAAAAAGATGGGCAGACGTGGACCTAAGAAGACGCCGAAGGAAACGCTTGAAAAGCGTGGCAGCTGGCGGGCCAAGGCGGTTAAGAAAAAGCGGGCGGTGAAGAAGAAACGGGCGCCAAAGAAGAAACCGGCGGCTAAATTATCTATTATTAAGGTGGGTCTCGACGATAGTAACAGGCCGACAATGCCGCAGAAACTTACCGGTGAGGCGAGGAAGATATGGATACGGCTACTGCCCGTACTGGAGAGGGCGGGGGTGCTCGATGAAAATTACCGCGAGACTCTCAAACTTCTCTGCGAGGCGATGGCCGATTACCAGGACCTGCAGACGCTGGCGAAAGAACAGGATCCCGTACTGACTGGCAATAACGGGTACAGGTACCAGAACCCGACCTACGTAATGAAGAATAAGGCCCGCGACCAGGTAGCGAAACTGGCGGCACTGTTCGGAATGAGCGCGGCGGACGTTCAGGGTGTGAGAGTTACGGATAAAACGAAAGAAGATAAGGGCAAATCGAGGTTCTTCGAGAAGAATAAGGCGTAATTTACCACGAATGAACACGAATAAACACAAACAAAACAGAAATTACGAAAGGGAAAAAAATGTCAACGAAGAAAACACAAATAAAAGAAAAGAAGGCGAATATCGGGCAATGTTTGGAGCAGGCGTGGGAGAAGTTCAGTGCAAGCAGGCAAAGCTGGCTTGAATTTGCGAAATGTATTGTCGAGATCATCGACGAATTCGATAACGGTAAGGAAAAGATACAGGTTTTCTTCGAATCGAAGGGCGAGCGACTGAGCAAGTTCTTCTGGAACAGGATCGAGGATGTCGGGCGAGCCCGGATGCACTGGCGGCTGCTGCCGGGAATGAGCGAGGGCGGCTCGACCGAGATTCGCCAGTTGCCGTATTCCGACCAGAACGAGATATTCGAGCAGGGCAAAAAGTATCCCCTACTGCTGGAAGGCGGCGATAACATAATGGTCGATGTGCGGCAGTTGGGTAGGGACCAGGCAAAGCAGATATTCGGGGACGGCTATATAAGAGACCTTACCGAGCAGAAGGCGTATCTGAGCAGTCGGACAGAAAAAGAGGTTACCGAAATAATCGATCCGTACAGGATAACTTCCAGGGGCCTGCTGGTAACGAAGGAAAATACGCTGTTTACAAAAGCTAATCTCAGGGAAATCCTGATTCAAATGTAATTGATATGAAAAAGAAGTGCACAAAATGCGGTAAGGTTAAGAATATTGATGAATATTCGAAGGATAACGGATATAAAGATGGACATCGGGGTACTTGTAAAGATTGTAAAAATACCTACAAACGAGAACGCTACCAAAACTCTGCTGTTCGAGCAAAGATTCTTGCCTACCAACGAGAATACCTAAAAGAACGCCTCAAAGACCCTGATTTTCGAGCAAGGAAAAATTCCAAAGTCCGAGAACGCCTAAAAGACCCTGATTTTCGAGCAAGGAAAAATTCCAAAGAACGAGAACGCCGCAAAAACCCTGCTGTTCGAGAAAAAGAAGCAGCCTACCGACGAGAACGCCTCAAAGCCCCCGAATATCGTGCTAAAATACGAGCCTATTATCGGGAATACCGCAGAGAAAAAGTCCGAGCAGTAATGTTTATAAGGCTTACGAATCTAAGAGGAGCATTAAAAGACTTTGAACGAATAAACAAAAAAAAACTCTGTGATCTCTGTGATCTCTGTGGCAGGAAAAAAAAAGATTTAAGATTTGAAATTTAATAACAATATTTAGCCCCCGGTTTTACCGGGGGTCAATCGAAAGGAGATTTTATTATGAAAGCAGTACAATTACAGCAGGTTCGGGTAGTCGACATTGTACCTACCAGTGACAATCAGAGGAAGAACATCGAGAAGGAAGAGGGCTTTGCCGAGTTTGTGGCCAGTATTAAGGGCGGCGGCGTTCGCATTCCGGTCCACGTAATACCGGTGTCCGGCGGCAAGGGCAAATTCGAACTGCGGGCCGGGGAGCGGCGGTACCGGGCGGCGATGGCGGCCGGGTTGACCACCATACCGGCGATTGTTCATACTGGTCTGGACGATAGCGATGCGATCGATTTGACGTTCATCGAGAACAAGTACCGCAAGGACCTGGCGCCGATGGAGGAGGCGGCGGAGATCGAACTATTGGCCGGTCGGTTCGGGGGCGATGTTAAGGCTATTGCCGGGCGGATCGGGCATAGCGAGCGGTGGGTACGAATGCGGACTAATATCAGTGCCGGCCTGATTGTGCCGTGGCGAAAGGCAATTGCGAAGGATCCGCAATTCAAAAACTGGACGGTTACGCACCTTACGCTGATAGCCCGGCTTCCTGCCGGCCGGCAGGGTCAGTTGCTTGAAGATATGGGCGATTACAATTCGGGGCCCGGCCTGATGTCGGCGAGTGATCTGAAAGATTTTATCGGTAAGGGAATGAAGCTGCTTTCGAAGGCCGGTTGGGATCTGGCAGATGAGACGCTGGTTCCGAAGGCGGGCGCGTGCTCGAAATGCGTAAAGCGTTCGGGTCACCAGCCTATGCTGTGGTTCGATAGTGACGACCAGGTGGAAGCGGGCGATCAGTGCATGGATTGTTCATGCTGGCAGGCGAAACAGATGGCACTACTGCAGCGGACGGCGGCCGGGCTGCGTGAAAAGCACCCGGATTTAGTCTATATTTCGAAAGAATATCCCGACCGTCAGCAGGCGGGCGCTATTAGCGAGAGCCTGGGCAGTTATATATCGCAGTGGGATTACAAAACATGCTCGAAATCGGCCAAGAGTGCCGTGCCTGCGATGCACGTATTCGGCAAGGCCGCCGGGCAGCTGGTGTATGTGACGATCAATAAGACCGGCGGATCCGGGCAGGCCGGGAAGACAAAGGGCGTTCCGACACCGCTGAAAGTTCGGCGGGCGATGCTGGATGCGAAGCGGTGGAGCCAGGTACTGATCGATCTAAGGGCGAAGGTAGCGAAAACGGCCGTCGATGAAATCACTTACGACGATAAGATTACCGGCGTAATGGCACTTGTGGCCTTGTGCGGAAACAAAAAGCCATACGATGCGTGGAAAAATGCGGAGTATAAAGAGATCGAAAAGCTCCTGAAATCCGGGCGGAAAAACGTACTGGCCAGGCTGTTCGAAACGTTAAAGCCGACACTGGACGACCTGCTGACGTACAACGGGCCGATTACGCAGACGCCGAAGCGGCTTATCGAGCGGGCCGAATGGATCGGTAAGCTTATCGGGTCCGATGTTAAGGCGATGTTCAAGGAAGTTTCCGGTCGAAAGGGTTTCACTGTACCGAAGAGCTGGTCCGGACTGAACGCCGACGGGACGGAGAAAAAGACGAAAGTTAAAAAAATATCAGCCGCCGAGGCCACAGAGAACGCAGATAAGAAAGGCAAGAAAGGCAAGAAAGTGAAGAAACAGAAGTCAGGAGTCGGGATTCAGGATTCGGAGAAAGAAAAAGATTTAACCACGAAGAGCACGAAGGGCACGAAGAAAAGTAAAAAGTTAAAAGGTAAAAAGAATGATAAGAAAATCGTAATTGGGACATGCCGGGTGTGTGGCTGTACGGACGATAAGGCCTGCCTTGACAAAGATACCGGAGAGGCCTGCCACTGGGTCGAAAAGGATCTATGCTCGAGCTGCGAAGAAAAGGCGGCGTAAATGGTTAATGATAAACCCCGTGGGTCCGGCAATTTCCGGCTCACGGGGCGAATTGTAATGTAATTTGATAAAATAATAAATAATAAATCATAAATAATAAATGGAGAATGTTATGTCAGTTATATACGAACCGAAGGGCCGGGCGCTGGAGTATTCGCTGCTGGCGTGCAATCTGTTTACCGGTTGTCCCCATGGCTGCGAATATTGCTACGCGCCGGGATCGCTTCACATGACGAAAGAAAAGTTCAAGACCGATGTCAAACCACGCAAAGATATACTGGAAAGGATTAAAAAGGACGCAGTGAAATTGCAGGGTACGGACAAGAGAGTATTGCTGTGCTTTACATGCGATCCGTACCCTCCAGAAGCAATAGAACAGGGAGTCACGCGGAAGGTCATTGTGATATTGAGAGATAACCGGATCCCGTTCCAGGTCTTGACTAAGGGCGGGATTCGGGCGGTTCGCGATTTCGATCTGTACGGAGCGAACGATGCTTTTGCTACGACACTGACGTACCTGCAGGACGATGGCAGGACGTTAGATGCCGAGCCGGGGGCCGCCCTGCCGTCGGATAGGATCGAGGCGATTCGCCAGGCCCACGAGCGGGGGATCGAGACGTGGGTATCATTAGAGCCGGTACTGGACCCGGATGAATCGATAGCGATTATCGCCGTAACATACAATTTCGTCGATCTGTATAAGATCGGTCGGCTGAATCACATTGCAAACGATACGGACTGGCGTGCGTTCGGGTACGCCGCGGTCGAAATGTGCGAGAAACTCGGCAAACGATACTACGTGAAAAACGACCTGGCGGCGTGTATGAAGGGGATCAAATTTCACAGTACCGATACGAGGAAGGTCTATTGATATTTACGATTTACTATTGGCTATTTACTATTGGCCGCCTTTGGCGGGAAGTATTTGAAAGAAGGATTTGAGATTTGGAATTTGAAAGGAGAATTGATTATGGCGGCAAAGGCGATATCGGGAGTGGAGTTATGGCACAATACTGAATTAGGTAAGGCCCTGAGGAAGGTTTTACCGCCCGAATTGACGCGGGTGATTATCGATATCGGGATTGACAGCCCTGTGAGTATCTATTACGCATCGCTCGATACCGGTCCGATCGTCGATTTGAAATGGGATGAAATTATCGAACGGTGCGAAGTAGTAAAGCCGAAGGAAGCAGGTCACATTGACGGCTTAATGACCGAGTTAGAGTATTATGGAAACCATAATCCCGATTGTGATATGGCAAATGTGGTAGGCGGGAAATGTACCTGTGGTTTAGAGCAAGCTATAAAAGGGGAAACTCAATATGTGTGCGCCCGGTGTGAATACCGGACATCCGACAAAGATGTAATGGCTGTACATTCTGCTGTGTGCAAAGTGCCATTGAATGGGTATGGGGGGTAATAAACACGAAAAAAAGAAAAAGATTTAGCCATAGAGGGCACAGAGATCACAGAGAAAATCTGCGTTAATCTGCGTTCATCTGCGGTTAAAAAAAGAATTTGAAAAAACTCTGTGAACTCTGTGCTCTCTGTGGCAGGAAAAAGAAGGATTTGAAATTTGAAATTTTAAAGGTGGTATTATGACAGAATTTTCTCCAGCACTTACAAATGAGATTGAAAAACTTAACGAGGCAGGGCAAAAGATAATATCAGAAAATAAGGAGATGTTATTGCGAAGTTTCAAGGGCATTCCTGTGCGTGTAGACCTCGATCTGGTCGGATTGAATTATTATATATCAGTTTCGCCAATGTTAAAGGCATTATTGGAATCAGCTTAAATCCTGTTAATCCTGTCAAAAAAACTTCGTGGTTCTTCCCGTTCGGCTTCGCTCAGGGCAGGCTGTGTTCTTCGTGGTGAGAAAAATGGAATTAATAGTCAATAATCAATAGAAAATAGTAAATATCGTGTTTCATGGAAGAAAAATCGAGAAAAAGCTTGACAAATGACGATACAACTGATAGTTTGAGTGAGAAATTGCTCGGAGAGCGCATAATGGAATTTGTGCCGGAACGGACAAGTTTTACAGGCCAGGTGACCGTAGAGGTCCATTGCAAGGGGGGTCAGGTGCGGGATGTCTATATAACCCAGCGCAAGAAATTGTAACGAAATTCAGGATTCAGGAAATTTAACCGCAGATAAACGCAGATGAACGCAGATTTTAACAATCGCAGGGAATTTTTGATATATGGGCAAGCAAGATGAATGTATAGAAGCATCGCGGGTTGAGCCGTATATAGAAAAGACGATCTCGAAAATTCAGGCGGGCGACCTTGTTGTTAATGTGAATAAAATCAATTTGAGTATATTTAATGGACAGAATGAATTTTTCATTAGTACCGATAACGGTGTTTTGGAAGATATGGTTCGCGCGTATGTCAAAAAGAACATCGCAGGCATAATGGGCGAGGCATTCGAATTATTGAAAACCCGAAACATAAATTTACTGGCAGAAGCCAAACAAGAAGCAAAGTGTTTTCTGGAAACCACACAAAATCAGTGAAAAATAGTAAATAATCAAAGAATGAACACGAACAAACACAATCGCAGGGAATTTTTGAAGATGATAGGGTACGGGGCCGCGGCTGCGGTTCTGCCTGTTTCGGTGGTTGCTGCGGATATTGCGCCTGCTGTTCCAGTGAATATGGCCGAGCAGACCGTCCGATGGCTGCCGGCGGACCTGTGGAACAGTTGCAATTGTTGTGTCGACGAAGAAAAACTCAAGGGCAAACAATGCTTCGTCGGCTTCGACCTAATGAATTGGACCGATATCGCAGGGTATTTAATGCTGTTCCCGCCCGATGACGATTGCGGGCTTTGGCGGGTACTGCCGCGTTTTTTTATACCCCGAGACAACGCGGAAAAGCGGGAGAATTGCGACAAGGTACCTTATCTTAAATGGGCCAGGGGCGGGTTTATCACACTGACCGAGGGCAATGTGATTGATCATGACGCCATTAAGGAATCCTTATGGTCCGATGCGGGTAAATTTGAAATAGTCGATATAGCAATCGACAGGTGGGAATTCAAATTCTTTTGCAAGATATTAATCGCCGAGGGTATCGATAAGGAGAAATTCGTGGCGTTCGGTCAGGGTTTCTATGGGATGTCAGCGCCTACGAAAGAATTAAAAAAACTACTGTTAGTCAAAAAGCTGGCACACGGCGGACACCCGGTGCTCAAATGGATGGCGGGTAATGTCACAGTAGAAACGGCTGGACCGGGGGTTATTAAGCCTTCGAGGACAAAATCAAAAGAGAAAATTAATGGAATCATAATGCTGATAATGGCACTGGGCAGGGCGAAAACAGTCGATTTGAAGTCTCAGATTGAAGCGATGGTAAGTGCCAACGGTGGATTTATGGTGACCGATGAAGCATTGAAGAAAAACGGTTTTGTGGCTGATAAAACACAGATTTGTGGCTATCGAGCAGTCAGCTAATAAATAATAATTAATAAATAATCAATGACAAGAGTCGTTCTTTAACAGTGTAATCATAGTTTAGCAGGCAGGACAAGCTGGAAGAAGCCCCTGTTCGCATGAGATTCGAGATTTCGGATTTCGGCGGGCAGGGGCTTTTTCGTTTTTAAATAGAAGTTGGACAGGATAACAGGATAAACCGGTAAATCGTGTAAATCCCGTCAAAGAAAAAATGGTAATGGCGGCGACTAAAAACAGGACTAAGAAAAAACGCAGAACGCAGAACTCTGCACGCAGAACGAAAGCCGGCCCGAAGGTCGGCGTCCGGTGGCGGTCGCTTTTGTGCTGCCTGCCGGGTTACGACCCGTTTTGCCAGGCGGGCGACTCGTGGTTCGATGCGGGGATTGCCCAGTATTACATAGATTTTATCGAGACATGCTGTACGCATATCGAGGGTGCACTGGCGGGCCAGGCTTTTCTTTTAGAGAGGTGGGAAAAATCAATTGTCGCCAATCTTTTCGGCTGGCAGATCATAGATGCCTACGGCCGGCAGGTTCGGCGGTTCCGTGAGGCGTTCATATACGTAGCGAGAAAGAACGGCAAGACGCCGCTGGCTGCGGCCCTGATGAACGCGGGATTCTTCCTGGACGATGAGGCCGGCCAGCAGAACTTCTGCGCAGCCGGCGAGCGGGATCAGGCGAGCCTGAGTTACCGGCATATTAACGGGATGCAGAAAAATGAGATAGAGATGGGTAGTCGCGTCCAGGACTACGTAGCGACCAGGACGATAGTTCGGCATGAGGATGAATCGTTTATCAAGGTGTTGTCGGCCGATGCGAATACCAAGCACGGTGGCAATCCTCACATTATCGTAGTCGATGAGGTGCACGTCCAGAAGGACCGGCGTCTGATCGATGTGTTCCAGACGTCGATGGCCTCGCTGAACCGCAAGCAGCCGCTGCTGATCGGCCTGACTACGGCCGATTATATGCGAGAATCGATATGCAACGAAAAATACGACTACGCCTGCCGGGTGAGGGACAATATCATCGTTGACGCAACGTTCCTGCCCGTGATCTACGAGGCCGGTACGGACGACGACTGGCGGCTGGTTAAGACGTGGAAGAAGGCGAATCCGAATCTCGGGGTATCGGTATCAATCGATTTTATGAGGCGGGAGTGCAGGCGGGCACAGGAGACGCCGACTTACGAGAATACGTTCAAGCGACTGCACTTGAATATCCGGACCA